GTTGCACCATCCGAACCTGCTGGTCCGGTAGGACCTTCCGGTCCTGTTGGGCCTGTCGGACCAGTAGGTCCTGCTACTGTTGAATCAGCACCACTTGGTCCTGTTGGACCTGTGGGTCCTGTTGGGCCTGTCGCTCCTTGAGGAATAGTAAAGGCAAATATTTTTGCTGTGTCCGGCCCACTAGATGTAACACCGATAGGTCCTGTTGCTGCCGTAGGTGTCCCAAATCCTGCTGCTACACCATTAGGTCCAGTAGGACCTGTCGGTCCAGTCGGACCTGTTGCTCCATCAGAGCCATCTGAACCTGCTGCACCAGTAGGACCTGTCGGTCCCGTAGGTCCGGTTGCACCAGTAGGTCCAGTAGGACCTTCCGGTCCTGTTGCACCGTCTAAACCATCCGCACCTGCGGGTCCTGTTGCACCAGTAGGTCCAGTAGCCCCAGTAGGACCTGTCGGTCCGGCTACTCCTTGTGGTCCGATAGGACCAGTTGGGCCTGTGGGACCAGTTGGGCCGGTAGGTCCTGTTGCGCCAGTATCTCCTTTGGCTGAAAGAACAGCCCAATAAGAAGCATTAGGTGGCTCTTGGTTTGAGTGCGCTGCTGTGGCTATGTAAGAGTTACCGTTGTGTGTAACTGCGTCATCAATAGAATAAGTAGTACTTGAGTTCCAAGCACCTTCAAAGACTAAACCTTCGGGTCCTACCGCACCTGCTGGCCCAGTTGGGCCAGTAGCACCTGTGGGTCCTGTGGGTCCTGTTGGACCAGTTGCGCCATCAGCACCGTCGGAACCGGCAGGTCCAGTAGGTCCGGTTGCACCGGCAGAACCAGTTGCCCCAGTCGGTCCAGTTGGTCCGGCAATTCCTTGAGGTCCGGTTGGACCAGTAGGTCCAGTAGCACCTGTGGGGCCAGTTGCCCCTGTGGGTCCGGTAGGCCCTGTTGGGCCTGTGGGTCCGGTGGGTCCAGTAACACCTACGGATGTGATTACCATCCATACATCTGTTGCTGTTTTTTTAACCACCGATTTAGTATATTGAGAAAGAGTAGCAGCACCATTAAGTGTAACGCCAGTATCGCCACTAATTGTTAATGTACCACTACCTATATTTAAGACGTGTATTTCAGTTAAGTCAACTAAAAAAGGAACATTAGCGTTAGTAGGTATGGTAAGTGTTCTATCACTACTGCTATTAAAAACAATTAATCTACCTTCGTCTTTACGAAGTAAAGTATAATTACTAGTTTTGTTCACGGTAGGTCTTACATCAACAGCCATACCACCAACAGTAGACCCATCACCATAAAACAAATATCCTGCATCTGCATCTTTATACAAATGTTGAGTATGGGGAGTTACTGCTAGTCTTTCACTTTCAGTAGTTAGAAATACGTTTTTGTTATCAGTTAGTTTTTCTGCCATGCTATACGCCCCCTGTTATTATTCAGTCTCAAGTCATCCATAAAGGTTTGCTAGGAAGATTACTATAAGCCTCATCCGGTGTATCGTAGTTTTGCGGTAAATCTAACAACTCAGTACGATAAGTTCTTAAATCTGTTTTCTGTGTATCTGTAAGATTTTCCCATCTTATAGCAAGTTGGTAGTAATCCATTTCTTTTAACAAACCGTCTCTAAAGCCTCTTAACTCATCCCATTCCATTTAATCACCCATTGTTAAACTTTACCCAAAGAATTGCCTGTCCGTTATTAAGATTAGTAGTGCCGCTTTCTCTCCTGACTTGTATAATATCACCGGCATTGAAATCAAAATCTACATCCGACCCTGTTTTAGTAAGTGTATAATTATTACCATTAGTGTTTACTAAATCGCTAGGAGTGAAGGTAAAGTCTTTTGTTGTAGCACCACCGTTTTTTCTTATCCTAATAGTATTAGTTGCTGTGCCTGTGATTGTTCCACCGGCAAATAAGAATGTTGCTGCTGCTACTCTACCACCAAAAGGCATAGGAAACGCATTAGGATTAGCAGTAGAACTTTGAACCGTTGGCGACCTAAAATCAACGGCACTTGTACCTATTGATGACCTTTCAAAGAAACAAGGATGAAGCGCGGTGTTTGGTGTATCATTTGTTCTTCCTACACCTGTAACTTTAACAACGGCATTACTGGCGTGTGCTTGCATTAAGATACCTACATTTTGTATCAAATGCGAGGCATCTTCGGGTTTAACATTAGTTAAAGCACCGGCAGTAGTAGGACTTACATACATAGTTTGTCCTTCTGTATAGTTTGCTGCTATTCCGTTAGCCTTGCCGAATACTACTGCAAGACCTTCTGCGTCTAAGGCAAGCGTTTCATACATAATACCTATTGCGGGCATTGTTGATGTGGAGTCGGCTCTTGCCTTCTTTACTTTTACGACATTAGAATTATGCACAGCGAAGATAAAGACTACATCTCCTTTACTAAGTGCTTCTGCCGCTTTTACCCGAATAAACTGTCTGTCGTGAGTATCATTTATCCATTCACCTGCGGTTGCGTCATACCGCAAGATTTCTTGTTCTGCGGCTGATGTAATAGTAACATCTTCTAATTCTCCTATGCTAATATTTGTTCCGCCAGTTGAGGACCATTCAATACCTGTCCCACCACTATTTACTGCTAGGACATCACCTGCGGAACCTAAACTTAACTGTCCTATATCATCCATACCATTACCATAAAGAACTGCATTTTTCTCTAGGGTTTGTCTACCTGTACCGCCATGAAATACTGGCGTGTTACTAAAAGCACCTATGGTTTCATAAACACCATCTGCTATTTGCCTAAAGTTCCAATCGCCCCTAATGGTAGGTCTTTTTACACATTTTATAGATGCGGCTTTGTTATCAGTACCAACTTCACCATAAATCCTCCCACCATCTTTTATGACTAACTCATTACATTCTAATGTAAGGCCAGCAGGTATTTTCCAATAATTATCTATAACATCGTTTGTTTCTATTTGTAGTTTGTTATATTGAGCGTAAAAGTTTTTTGTTGTAGTATTACCAAAGTTTGTAGAGCCAGTAACGGGAAAATTAAGTGCGCCATAAGAAGATGTTTTAAGCGTCTTAAATCTAGCGGTAGTATGTCCGAACCTAAAGTACTCTCCAATGGCCGTCAGAGTACCTTCAAATAGGTATTCTTTGGTATAATCGTAGATGTCGTAGTCAGAAGAAGAAACATTACCACCATTAAAATCTAATATATCAACAGAACCGTATGTGTTGTGTAATGTTCTAGAAGTATCTGAGTAGATAGATTTAGCATATATTGTTCCCGTAAAAGTAATATTAGGATATATACCGTCTATCATACTGAGATTTAGTGCGCCAAAGTTAAATGTAACTAATGCCCTAGCACTTTCACTATGAAACATACTATCTGCTACATTGTAAATAACTAGCGGTTTGTGTGTGTAAGAGTCACCATTACCATCATATACTGTTGTAGTACCTGCGGTATTGAAATCGAATGTCATAGAATGTGTTGGTTTTATTTTTCCACCAACATTTATTTCTAACTTACCATCTAAGTTAATACTAGTAGTTGTACTAGTAGTAATACTCTTTGTAAAATTAGCACTAATAGTAACATCTACTAATTCACCACTAATAGGGAAGTTAGCACTATCGAATTGACAATCATTATTACCATCAGATGTAGAATCAAAGACTATACTATCGCCATCTGCCGGTGCAGTTCCAGTTGAAGGACCTAATGGGTCTAATGGGTCTAACCAATTGTCTCCGTCGTTGGGGCTAGAATTAGCACTACCTTGCCAAAAATATGTTGTCCCTACCATTTATCTCACCTCTATTGCGAAGAGAGAGAGCCGGACAATTCACCACTTGTAGTACCGCTTACTCTAGCAGTTGTGGCTTTTGTATAAAATGCTGTGCCGCCTTTCTCTTCTATTGCACTTAATAGCGACTTTGCTTGCCTCTCGAATGAGGCTAATTGTTGATTGTAACGTATATCTGCTGTGCCTTGTTCTTTTTCCGGTACAGTAGAGGGAATTGTGTCAATTAATACTCTTAGGCAATCTACACAAACTAAGAACTTGATAGCGCCCTCTATATGTGAAGTAAGCGGTGCATTTGTAGAGTTTACGCCCACATAGTCTGCCTTTCTTACTTTTTTCTGCACTTCGGGAATACGTATGTTTAGATATTCTACAATAGTAGCACTATTCAAACCTCTAGGTCTGTTAAGTAAATCTCTTATTTGCCTAGCAGATATATTAGTGTCTAGTACTGTTGCTTCGTCATCTACTACTAATTCCCCTACATCAAATGACATTCATTCACCTCTACTCATAGTCCAATGGTACGTCTATGAATACGGTGTTTGATGAAGGTTTCTCTGAACGACCTAGTACAACTACTCTTTTTGTAGCAATTATCCTATCAGTCATATCACTCGGTGGAAGCCAGTAAAGTGCCTTTCTTGGTGCGTTTAACAAAGCAAGAGGATGGTCTTTATATCTAGAACCTGCGTTACGATGTAATCTAATCAAGTAACCTTTACCCGCTTTCCAATGTTTCAAACGGTGTTCCATTTCTTTGACATCTGCTGATTCGGGCAACAAGATACCTGCGTCTTTTAGTTTAGAGGCAAGTGAAGCCTTAGACGGCTGCTTTTTCTTTGCAGCCGCCTTTGGCTTTGTGTCCTTCTTAGTAGAAGTCTTTTTAGTTGCTTTAGGCATCTAACCACGCTCCAATCTCAGGAACGTACTCCGGTTATCTTTAGGATTCTTTTGTTAGTACCCGATGAAGCACCATCTTGGTGTTCGTGGATAACGCTTCCCATGTAACCTGTTAATAACCAGTCATATCCAACGCCCGGCAATCTTGTCAACTCGGTTTCTGTAAATCCTTCTCCGTTGTATGTAAAGAACTCTGCTGTATCTGCACCCGGAATCATCATAATAGCATCGTTACCGATAGCGTTACCGCTTCCGTAATCTCTTGTGTAGTAGATGCTTAGGTTTGCGATTCTAGCCAAGTGGTCGCCTAGTGACTCAACTACGTTTCCGTATAATGTTGTGTTTAGGATAGCACTTCTCTTGTCAGCAGGTAGAACTAGTGCAAGTGGTTCGTTTCCACTTACTCTTCCTTCTGCAAAGATATTGTCCATAGCACTTAGGATGTCGCCTTCTTCGTCTGCTGAACCGCTTCCGAATACTGCTGTTGCTGTAACTGATGTTGCACCTGCACCCGCATATAATTTTGTTAGGATGTGGTTGTCAATTGTGTCAGCCCTTGCTCTTACGATAGCAAGTTGTTGACGGTCAATGTTCTCAAAGGATTCACCACGTAGACGTACTGCATCCAAGAAAGTAACTCTACCTTGTCCCTTCTCAAGTTTGGTTGTGTAGTTAGCAGTTCCAAGGTTGGTTGGGTCTGTTAGTGCTACATCATCTAGTGGGTATGTGAAAGAGCCTACAACTCCTGTGTACCACTTAAACTCTAACCAAGGTACGCTACGAACACCGACTAAATCAGTTGCGATAGCGATTGTGTTAGATTGTAGTTGGATAAAGTCTCTTAGAGTTTGCTCTAGGACTGCATCTCCAACTGAGAAAGGTCCGACTGCTGCTGTTGGGTTTAATATTTCTTCTAATGTGTTATTCATATCATTCATCTCCTATAATTTAATCTATATCTAACAAGATACAGGAATAAAATCTCCCGCAGACAACGCTGCTTCTCCGCCAAAGTAGTAACCGACTAAAGTTGCTGAGTTAGATGAATCGTCATCTACACAGCCGTTTTCGTCTGCTGTTTGTGAAAGGTAAATTGGAATCCCGAACTTAGGGGATGCAATTGCGTTTGCTAGTTTTAGGTAGCAAATACCGTCAAGAGGAAGGATTGATACTGTTCCTGTTCCTGCTGCTTCCAATGCTGAATCTGCATCACGGCTTGATTCTGCCATTGTGTAGCCGATTGGTGTATCGTCTACTGATGCTGTCATTAGAATACCGTCTGCGTGGTATTTAATAACTAGTCCTTTGCTTGCGAATGTTTCTTGTATATCTACTACGTGTACTGGGTCGTTTCCTGAATATGCTACCATTTTATCTCATCTCCTTAATATCATTGTACGAAGGGGCTTTCATTGTTGTTCTTTCTGCCCCTGCGAGTGTTTTGTTCCATGTGTTTGCCCAAAGGTTAAATGCCTTTGCGTAAACTTCTTCATCGTTAGAAACCATTTTTCCATTCAAGTAGTTTGCTACTTGTGGTTTCTCTGATGCTTCTACAACTTCTTCAACAGGTTTTGTCTCAGATGCGATAGGTGTCATCTCTACTGGGGTTGGCTCAGGGTGAGACGCTTCCCAAGATGCGATAAGTGTTTCTAATGTAGAAGTAGAAAGGTCATCGTGACCGGACATTCCTAAGTCTGATGCTTTAGTAACTAAAGACATTCTTTCTTCTTCTGCTCTTGCGGCCACTTCAGCCTCGAACTCAGCCACACGACTGTTAGCCAAAACTAACTCAGCCTGCATAGCCTCAATTTTTGCTTCATAATCTATTTCTGTATTTTCTGTTTCGGTCATAGCAATCACCGTTGGTTGATTGTGGTCAGAGATTGAATGACCTATAAAGGTTGTCTTACTGGCTATCATTTCTTCCTCTACTGTTATTTTCTCTATTGATTCTACGTTTGCACGTTCATATGCAGGTTTTACAACCAATGCTAAGTGGTCAAAAGTAAAATCTTCACCAAAAACAAGACCATTTTCATCAGCAGAGACAGGTACACCGGAGCCACCAATACTTACTCCGTAACCATCTTCTTTCCATAGGCCGGATGCCAAACTTGGGAATAATTCTGTTTGGTAAACGTGAGCGACATACCTTACTTCGTAACCACTTTCTGTTTTGAAGAATGATGCGCCAACTATTCTACCTACATTAGATTCCTCTATCCCATCTTCGTTTCTTGTAAATCCTGCGCCTTCTTTATTTGCGGCAGGGTGATATAATGTTAAGTCTGCATCTTTCATTTGTAATGCGACATTTTTTGCGCCTTCTATTGTTAAAGACCAGTTATTTTTATTCATGCCTTCGTGGAATGCTATACCACGTATTTCGTAAACAGTCTTACCTGTTTCAGCAATAAGTTTTGCCTCTATCTCTTCTAGTTTTAACTCTAAAGTAACTGCTACTTTTTGGCATCTACCGTCTTTCATTTCATATCCAACATCACATGAGCCGTGATAAGATGCTTCTTCATCCTCTTTCTTTTTGTAATATGCTTGTTCATCGAACTCATGACCTTCATGCTGTCTCATACATACAGCATATCTTTGTTCTTCACTAGAAAACTCTTCGTTCATTTTAGAATCGCCCATACACCTACTCATGAACTCATCGTGAGATTCATCTCCCATAGGTTTAGGTAGTGCTGCTTCTACGGCATCAGCCTTTTTCTTCATTTCTTTTGCCTCTGCGATAGGTATGCAATTAGGAACTTTTCTACCGTTTTTCATTTTCATACCATATTGTTCGTAACCTTCTGTACAAGGGTCGTCTGCGTCTTTTGCTTCTACGTTACCGCAATTGCACTCTGATGCGCTTGCATCGTGAGAATCATTTTTATCGAACCACATTTGAAACTCTTCTTCGTTAGGGCCGGGAAAATACATAGGTGTTCCGTCAGCCATTTTATCGCTGTGTATTTCGCCACCAAAACCTATGTCCATTGATTTTTGTCTTGCTCCTTCGGGTGTTGAAAATATGTAATCTTCCATACCTGCTTCTACCTTTTTACCACCACGCCATTGTCTGCAAGACCAATAACGTGCCTTCCATTTTGGGCCGGGATTATCACAGTTATGTCTACTGCGGAATGCTTTTCTTCTATCAGGGTCATCTCTTTTGATTTCCATGTTAGGGTCGCCAAATCTTACTAAAACTACATTACCGTTAGCATTTTTAGTATAAACTCCGAACTTTTTACTAGCGCCTGATGTACGGAATGGTTTGTTAAGAGTAACTTTACGGCCTTGATATTCTGCCGCAGTAACATCTTCTTCGCCCCATTCTTCATAAGCAACTTTTTCACCACCGCATCCGCAGCCACATGACATAACTCTTGGAGATTAGGAATGTCTTATTAAGTTAATCTTTTAAGATAGGACACTCCGAGCAATCACCCATAACACAAAACCCACAAAAGATACTATTATTCATCAAACATCAACTCCTTCTGTGAAGCCTTCTTGTGTTTTTAAGTTAAGATAACATTGTTTTAGTAAGTTTTCTTGGTCTGCACCATCAGTTACATCTAATGGAAATCGGTAATTAAATCCTGTGATTGGTGATTTATCACTTGTGTATGCGCTTGCATCCATAAAAACTAAACCACCATAAGTTATTGTAAAAGATTTAGTACCATCCTCTGCAACTTCTTTATCCATCCTAAACTCTCTTATTACTGCGTGTGCTTCTGCACAAGTTAATCCAAAGTTTGCTTCTATACTAACTCTCAAAGCCATTTTTATTCACCTTTCTTTGCAGTAACTTTATTGTTTGTGATTTGGTATGCTTCCATGTCTAAATTATGTTGTTTTTGCATCTTTTCTAAATCTAGGTCATGTTTTAATTTAAGTTCTTCGAGCATTCTTGTGTGATTATCTATTGCTTCCGATGCTGTAACGTCGCTTGCTAGTTGGTCGGGTAGAATGTTGATTTTTGCGCCTTCTTTACCCTTGAATAAATCAAGTACGCTAGTTATGATAAGAAGTGCCGGACCACCCAGCAAACCAATAACTGTTAGTTGACTGTCTGTAATATCCCTTTCTTCAACTATACTGTAATATGAAGCGGTGGCGGCAATAACAACCCAAGCAAGTACAACACCTAGTCCAAAAGTAAGCATCAAATACTCATTGGGGTTA